TTTGAACCTGATGGAATTCCCTACTGATACCATTGTTGATCTAATTTCCTCATGCTCCATTTGGTTGATCTTTTCTTCCTTTAGCCTATCAAATCTAGCCCTCACAACAGGGAGGTACCTACAGATTAGATCTCTATTTGTTTTTGTCCATAGGAGAGATTGTCTCTTTTTCTTCACTAGAGCAGGAGCCCACTGATAAACTCCTCTTGGGCCACCCTTGATACCTTCCCTTTCCCACTGTAAGTCCCAAAGATTCTCTTCTGTCAGTTCTTCCGCTATACATCCTATATTGTCTAGCAATGACATAGCCAGGACCATTAGTCTAACAAAGAGCTGATTCTCCATTCCAAAATGTAAGTAATATACTGGGTTTCCAGTCATGTCAAGTATTCTCTCTGGCCTTCTCCCTGTCTTAATACCATAGAACACTTTGGTCATGTCCAAGCTCATCCATCCCATCACATTGGCCTCTTGAAACCATCCATCCAGCATCCCAGTTATGTATAATGTTAATTCTGAAGCCTCTAGTTCTTTGTTCAGCATTATTCTCATGGATCCTCCCCACCTCTTCATATTCTCATGAGAGTTTCTGAGTTCTCTATACAAAGAGTTGACATCCTCCTGGCTTAGGAAGACCCATCGTCCGACTTCACTTCTAGGCTCACTCATGATTAACCACACTTCTCCTGTATGCAACCCCGAGATGGAGGTCTCTGATATCCGCCAGTTTCTATAGTATCTCCAGACTACCTCAATGGCAGATTTGATCTTAGCAAAAGAGATAGTTTCAAATTTGATTATAATGGTTTTGATCTTCATTTTCCACATCATTCTGATCAAATCAAATGTTTTATCCTCTGTGTCAGAGTATTTGTACTCTATCTCTGATAACACTGCGTCAATTTTCTTTTCCTCCAATACCCTAGCAAAAGTCTCCTCAAATTGAGAGCTACCCACGTCAGACACTTCATCTATAGTCAGGGATGAGTCTACATCAACCTTCAGAGCAAAGTGGGTGGGCGGCTTGGATAATCGAAGACAGTGCTGAACACTAGAAGGAACATCTATTAGAGTCCAGCTGTACACCTGTGCATCTGGGACCAGTGCCTTCATCATCATAGAGGAGTGACCATATCCATCTCCCATTACTAAAATTCTCCCCATCTCTCTCAACGTCCTAACACTCCCCATGATTTCATATACCCTATATAACGACTTAGTGGGGAGGGAAAAGTGCAAGGTTAGATCCATTTCAAGTTCTGGCCTCTCGTAAAACTCTTCACCAGGCATCATCCCTTCAAAATAAGAGAATCCATTGATCATCCCAGAGTGAAACAATATATATGACATATCATCTGGATATTCGACTTTCAAGCTCTGTGTCTCCGATGTCAGATGCTCTATCACTCTTCCTGATGATGGTACTAGGTCTGCTAAAGACTCGATATCAAGGTTGACCTTCTTTAACAGTCTCCATCCTTTTGCAGTAAACACTGTGTGATGATCAGAGCATTTCACTCTGTGCAGGTCCTCCCAAGTGTAATCTGCTTTGAATAGAGAGGAGAGTCCCGTTGCAACGCAATTGCTACATTTTGCCCGGAGTTTGCCACGCGAGAACAGAAGATGACCCTTCAGTAACAGATTCGGATCTACTTTAACCAGTGGAGAAACCATCATGGAGGATGGAAAAGCGATGTCTTTGCACATCTTCACGACTCTAATCAGAGTATTCTTTGCTGCTAATCCGATAGAAGTGGG